GCTGGCAGTGGATTTCACTGTGCCGGTTGTGGAGTTGTCTCCATAGATGTAAGCTGCACCTACAGATGCTGCTCCAAAATTATAAAGACCACCGATGCTCTTGGCATCAGTCTTTGCCACTTCTGTTGCTCCATCTTTCGCTGCATACCCCACACCTGTCTTTAATGGACCATTGGTATAAGTCAAAGATCCACTTTTGATAGCAGATGTTGTGTCAGTGGTAGCCGACGAGGAGTTACCTGAGTAACCCAGTTGTGCTTGCAATCCACCAATGGTCGGTGACATGTATTTCATCACGTTGTTCACGTCGTCACCAATCTCAATTGCTGATCCATTCACAGCATGGTTACCAAATTTTCCAAATTGTCTGGCTATAGTATCCATCTCCGCAGCATCTGATAAATCGGTCGTACCGAATCTAACTTCTCCGGCCGATCCGCTGATCCCCACCCAAGCCTCACGAGCAAATATTGCTCCTGTAGTTGTAGTAGAACCCATTTGAGCCGTATTAGGTTTCAATCCACCCTCTAATTGAAAGTTGAATTGTACACCACCCAGGTCTTGAGATTTACCTTTGAATCCCAAAATGCTAGGAAGTAATCCACTCTCTCCCGCTCTGATCACAGTTTCTGAACCAGTGTCAAAACTCTGTGCACCAGCATCTAATCTACCGTATATAGAAACTGACGGAGCAGTTGTTTGAGCTCCGGCCGAGCTGGCTATCATGGTAGATGCTAGCAGGGCTAGAATTGTTTTGTTTATTATCTTCATTTTTGTTTTTTTCCTTTTTTAATTTCTTGCCAAAGCAAGAAACGTGATTATACTGCAGGTTGTGTTTTTATGCAACCTATTGTATTGCTAGGTTAATTTCCGGGCAATTTACTGGTAATTATATTACAAGACGATCACTCTATATTCTTTCTGAGTCAAAAACATTTTGCGCTAATTTACGCTGTCGCTGTTTTAAAAAAATGCGCTGACGCTGCGCTTATTGCTCTTCGTCTGAATGTAGATCGTTTAACAGTTGTCTTAATTTGCTGCCTTCCACGGTGGCTCTAACTTTACCAATTTCATCACCTCTAGTAGGATCTGGTTCTAGTCTAGCATCTGTAGGAGTACCTTCTCCGGAAATTTTGCTTTTTTGTTTTAATGAATCATACACAGTGGATGTTTGCTTTTTGAATTGATGCTGACCCTCTTCTTCGATTAAATCTTTAATTCTCAGTGTATCCACATCAAATTCAAGATCCACTTTCTGTCCTACACCGCTGCTGCTTCTAGTTTTCATAAACTGCACTTGATATCTGCCACGCTCTTTCATTGCTCGGCTAGTGAATATACCAAACACGTTGTCTGCTGTTTGTACTTTGGACAATCCGCCTGCTATGTGACTGTGATCAAATTCAATCTCTTCTACAGATGCTCTGTTTAACTGTGATGCTGTGGCCATTAACATCTTTGATTCTACTGCTAAATTTCTTAACTCTTCTGACACATATTTGTCTTTAATAAACAAATCTGCTGGTGATACTTTTTTACTCTTTGGCATCATAAGATCTAGATAGTCAATTAGTATACAATCTATTTTCTTTTTAGTTTTAAGCTCTAATTCTTTTATGTATGTTTTAATATCTAACACTGTGCTGCCTGATGGCAAATATTTGATTTGTAAATTGCCTGCTTTTTTAGCAATCATTTTAAGTTTCATTTCAACATTGTCAATTTCTGGAAATATCTTTCTTGTAGGTATATTAGTGATCATTGCATCTAATCTCATCGCTACCAACATCTCACTTAATTCAAAACTAATATAACAACAATTTAATCCTGCGCTTGCCCAGTTAACTGCTAAATTTTGTAAGAATAGAGATTTACCTGCTCCAGAACCCCCTGCAAATATATTCAACTCTCCACGATTGAATCCACCAAATAATTTCTTATCAATATTAATCCATCCTGTACTAATCTGTCCATTAGAATTTTTTAATCTTTCTAATCTTCCTCGAGGATCATCAAAATAATCTGTACCTATGTCTCGAGTTAACCCAATGTTAACTGCTGCTTTGATCTTGTCTTCTACCGGAGCATAGTCACCATGCTCTAATAAATCTGCAGATTCTAATATGGCTTTTTCTAATGCCTTGTGTCTAGAGAATGTTTCAAACTCATCCAACAACCATGTAAAGTGTGATGGATCTAAATCTTTTGCTGCTTTTAATTTAATATCGTGTTTAGCATTAACTTGCTCCACTTCTGGTAGTACTTTATATTGTTCTGCATAATCTTTAATAAATTTTGCAATAGGTTGTAATTTTCTATCAAAACTGTTGCTGTCAAATATATTCTGTGCTCTTGCAAATGACTCTGCATCTGCCAGCAGCATTTCTAAATATAATTTTTGTACATCAAAACTGTAATCAGCCATAAATCTTTCTTCTTAAATCTATTTTTAATGCTGTGGATTCTGTAGATTTAAGTATTGATTGTAATGTAAACAATCTACCATATTTTAACACAGCTTCTGCCACGTCCACAACCGATTCGTGCCATTGTGGAAATGCCACACTCCAACCAAACTCTTTTGCTTGATCTATTAGTTTTTGTCCTGGTTGATCTCTGTCTGGTACTACAATTACCTGCCTGTTTAATCCTTGTATCAGTTCTCTTTGCGTATCGTTAATCTCTGAACCTAGAATAGCCACACCACCCAATGTTATGGCATCAAACGGTCCTTCCATTACCAACACAAACTTTCTTTGCCAGTCTTGGGCATCCATATTGAATACATAACCCGGCTGTGTCTCTGTATAATACTTTATCTCTTTGTTGCGAGTATCAAATAATCTTCCTGTGTATCCTACTACTTCTCCGCGCCAATAAAACGGCACAATCACTCTACGATGGAAATCAGCAGTTTGATCTGGAGAGTAAAAGAAATCATACCACTCGGGTGCTATGCCTCTCTTCTTTAAATAGTTTAATAACTGATCTATCTTTTCATACTGTGCAGTTGTAAGATCTTCTGCAACGTATTTTTCTAACCAATGTTCTAATTTAAAACTGTTCTTTGGCAATTCTTTTTTTTGGAATGAGACGAATTTCTTTTTTTCATACTTAACATCAGCCTCTTCATGACGCATGGCTTCTATGGCTAATTTTTTAATTGTGTCATCAGCAACGCCTAGCCAACCCAATAGTGTTTTCATCTTAGCAGATAGTTTGCGACCAATCACATAACTTGCTGTGTAACCACAATTGAAACAGTGATAGCTTAGAGTACCATCAGCAGATGTCATTACTCCCCCACGTTTTCTTTTATCTGGAGATTCTCCATTGTACACACAACACGGTGCATTGAAACTCATCCACCCAGATGGTGTCTTTTTACGGCCAGCCGGTAACGATGTCAGAATTGTAGACTGAATCAGATTCATTCTTATAGTTTAATGTCTATAAAGGATTTTGTCAATGCGTCCGGTATTACCACTAGCATTAGCCCAACTAAATCTTACATTCTGGTAAACACCTGTAAAATTGTAGTAGGTAACTCCATTAGAATTTGTGAATGCTACCGGTGATGATTGATCTGTGGCAGTAATATCAAAATAATCAGAATCACCCGGAGTAGAAACCATAGTACCTTGTATTCTTAAAGATCCTGAAAAAGATTTTGTGTAGACAGCGATAGTGTGTAGAGCCACATTATTATTGATACCAGGATTAGCATCTATAGCAGAACTGGTATAAGTTAAAGGTCCTGTGGTGCTAGTAAAAGAATTAATTTCAGTGCTGTCAATCATATCAGGATAAGCACCATCTAATACTTCCACAGTACCAGCTGCATTGTAAGCAGTATCAGCAAAAGTCACTGTTCGTGTGTTATCTGCTGCCACTTCTTTGATAGCATAATTGTAGAATTTTGCATCCAGCGTTAAAAGATCACCTTCTGTGATTGTAACACTCGCAGTGCCTTTTTTAGTAATTGTGGAGCCATCGTCTAGTATAGTTAAATTTCTAGTTACAACCGATTGTTTAGTTTCAGAATCAATTAGATTAAATTCGTAAGTTTTGGCTGTGATATCCTGTGCTTTTTGATCTTCGTTTTTAAAAGTAAAAGTAAGTGGGTTTGAAACCCCTTTATACAGCTTTAATCGCCTATCGTACACCATTGGATTCCTTCCATGATAACCAGATATACCTATAATTACCACGTTGTTTAGTAAATACCTTGATACAGTTTGCATAGTTCATTGCTCACTGTATTTATTGAATATACTATGAATGAAATTTTTGAAACGCTAAAGACCAAGTTTCCGTTCTTATCGCTTATACGCAAGGGCGACTTGGAATATGTGGGCATAATACAAAATCAAGACAGTCAAGTAACCAGCTTCTATGATTATGGAAGAATCATGTTACCAGCTGATAAAATGAAATTTTTAAAACTAGGAGAAACTTGGTGGTGGGAATCTAATAGAAAAATTCCAATCAATATATTCTTAAAGAAAGATTTTGCTTATTTTAAACCAACAGTGGTAACTCTATCTAGTAAAGATATAAAAATAGTACACGGACCTGTGGTAAGACTAGAAGATATATCTAAAAAAAGAATCAAACGCAGAACTATACAGTTGATGCGTCGACCAGTTTAATTTTTTTTATTTTTTTTATTTCGTCTTTTGTGATCCATGTCATCCATGGTTTTAAGCACATAAGCGATAGCAGTCACAATGATTACCAATCCACCAATTAGTATTAGATCTGCGTTCATCAGTCTCGATCCTTGTAATATATATACAGTGCTAGAGCACAGATTAATCCTGTAGAAAGTGCTAATGGTCCTAAACCAACATAGGCAACTTTTTGTGATCCAGTGTTATTCCACACAGTTTGATACAACAACACAGCGCCAGGACCCAGTAACAACCAAACTATCACTAATATCACGTGCTCAGGAAGATTTTTTATAAATTCAATAATTTTTTTCATCACAGTCTATTTATAAGAAAGACTTCTATGTATTCTTGCGTATGAGATTCATCTGCACCACAATTGCCTGAGCGTAGGCCACAGCATGTGATTTCTTAAAAAAATAACTGTCGTCTTTAGGTTTTAACCAAACTTCTTTCAATATTTCAGACCAATATTTGTGCATGAGATTTCTTTTGGCTGGTCGTATGATTGCTAATACTGCTGCTAACTGTTCTATATTCTTTGGTTCTAATTTAGATACAATATCAAAATGTCCGTTGATATGAAACAGTTGATCCACAACGTTTTTATCTTTTAACATGTTCCAGTCTGGTTCTTCCAACATTAACTCTACTAACTCTTGTTCTGTCTTGATTCCTTCATAGAGATTTACATTTAATAAATCTATTTTGAAATATCCACGTTCTTCTGCTTTCTTATAATCAAAACTGCAACAATTATTAATAGGATCCACAGGTACTTCTTGAAAATATACACCCGTCTTGTGTTTCTCTACATCATCATCTTTGATGATAGCAGCAGGCACATGTTTAAAAAGTTTCAGTGCTTGTTCTCTATTTGCAAAATCTATATCTACATCAGGCATTAGTTGTATTTCCTTCGGTTAGTAGCCGATCTTATTAATGATCCTTTTTCTTTGTCAATAAATTCCAATATGTCTAGAGTTAATTTGTAACCTTTGCTCTCCTGTGCAGGATTATTAACCTCCGGTAGAATCACCTGACCGATAGAGCCGTCTTCTTTGATCACTATAATTGAATCTCCCACTGCCACATCTATTCCTTCTTCGATTGCGATCTTGTTACTCAATTTTAGCCTCCCGTGCTGTCTCTTGCACAAACAGAGCATCTGCCATGTTGGTCTTAAATCTGTTTGACCAAAATTCTGGATTGATGAATCTCTGTACCATTTGTAATTGTTCGTCTGTGAATGATTTTAACATTTTTTTACCAGCTGCACAACCGAGTACCAACCACGGAGATAATTTTCCAGTTTGTATATGTTGCACAGCTCGAGGTGTATTGACCAAACGAAAATAATCTGCCCATTGTACATTCTGTTCTTCAGCCCAATCCATCATGGTTTGTATACTTCTTTGTAGAGCAGCTTCTACTGGTTCTGTCTTGAGTGTGTCTATAAGGTAAGCCTCATAAAGATCATCTCTAGCCCAGTTGTCCAATTTGATTCTAGAACGTACCACATAGTCCACATATTTTTCTGGATACAGAGGATTGACATGCATGATGTATCTGCCAAATTTTACAAAGGCATTGTAATAAGCACTCTTACAGAAGTCTTCGTAGGTTTTGGGTTTTCCATTATTCTGATGCACTTGATAAAATTTTTGAAATACCAAAAAAGCATTCTGCACCCATTTCTCATTTTTCTGTAGATGTCGGCGTTTGGGTTCACACACGTGAACTTGTAGAGTTCTTTCTTTTGTAAAACTCTTGCTGCAGAATGTACAGGTATTAAGATTGCTTTCCATGATCCTCTAGCAGTTGTTCTAGTTCGCTGTCGGTTATAATCTTATCCAATGTCTCTAAATCTGACAGTTTAGTATTGGGATAGATATCCATTAGAGTTTGCAAAGACTTGTTGGGAGTTTTCTTCATAGGCTTGATCCATGGATGGAACTGTTGTTTTAATCCGCCACACATGGAAGTTAACTGCCAGCACAGTTTTTTATGCTTGCCGCTCAATGTAAAAAGATGTTTATTAACAAACTCATTGATCATCTCCACATAATGTTCTTGATAGAATCTATCTCCTGACACAGCAGAAGCATAACGCATGATCATGTAAGGACTATACAAGGATCTCTCATGATCATCTATTCGATCGTAATAGTCTTTGTTGCGAAAGTCTATGGCTTTCATACCGTTCCTTAATTCAAAAAATTTCTTCTTTTCACTCATCTTCTTTCCATGTCAGTGCAAACACAGATGCGTGTTTGGGATTTTTAAAAGTTATTTCTATGTTCTTGCCTCGTAGTTGATACCCTTGTATGCTTAATCGTTTTTTTCTAGCATGTTCCATGATCCACTCAATGTAGTGCCTGTTCATTAACACAGGTATCTCTCTGTCCTGTTCATCTGGAACCATGATAACAGGTGCTTCCATACGAACCACATTGTCTTTTTTTCTTACCATACTGCTCCATATTCTAGAAATTCTGATTGTCTAGATATATCTTTGACAAAATATGCACACGGGGGATTGTCATCATCTGTAAGAGGCACTGCCAATATCTGTCCTGATTTAACTTTGGGGAAGTACCATTTAACTTCTTGATATATGTCCACAATATCCACTTCAGCAAAAGTGGGTTTAGAATCTGATATGGGATTGAACATGAATGCATTGAATCCTCGGTCATTTAAACTGGTCAATGGCAACACATGCAATTCTCCCTGTTCAGGATCTCCTATAATCATTTTCCAATCCAGCGGCATTTTAATTTTATATGGTCCAATTTGTAACACTGCTGCTGGAGCATTGAATGATTCTAAGAATATCAGTGGTATAAAGAAATAATCTGGGTCAGCTGGGTTAGAATTGTCTAGCACTGCAAATCTTAATTTGTCGTCTACATATTCTGGTATCTTTTCCAGTACGTATGTTTTATTTTCTAATGTAAGGATTTTCATAATCTATCTTTTCTATATTATACGGATAATTGGCCTCTTTGTAAAACTTTTTTCTTTGCCCAAGATGTCTTTTTGCAAATTTACAACTAGAAGTTATATCCCAAATGTTAACGTGATCTTTATCTTCTGCTTTTCTAATACCTCTGCCGATACTCTGTATCACACGCACAAAGCTCTTACCGGGTTCTATCAATACCAAATTAAAGATTCTAGGTATGTTTATTCCCACAGCAGCCACACCATAGGTAGCAATAATAACTTTATGTTGTGCTATAGAAACTTCATCATAGTGTTCTTTTCTTTCAGTATTCTTTGTAGAACCAGAAATAAACACACTGTCTGGTATTTTCTTTTCTAACAACTCACCAGCAGATATTCTATCCACTAGAATCATTGTATTGCCTGTGGTTGCAATATCTTCTATGGTTTTTGCAATCCACGACATTCTAGTTTCATCAGTGGTTAACCATTTTAATTCTTCTTGATAATTTTTAAATTCTGGATGATCCTGTGTTTGTAACACATTAACATTGCATTGTGCTAATACTCCTTTGTCTTGCAATTCTTTGGCTGCTATTCGGTTAGCTACTTCTCCTATGCTGCATTTTAATCCAAAAAATTCATAATCGGCTTTCGGCACTGTGCCCGTAAGTCCCCAACGTATACCACATCGGGCAAACGGTCCTGTTAACATTCTTTTTAACACATCTGCTTTCGCCATGTGTACCTCATCTACTATTATAGTATTGATATTTTCTATGGCTTCTAAGAATGCGGTGGTTTCATCATCACGACTTTTCTTTTCTAACACATTCAATGATTGCCAAGTAGCAATGGTGTTCTGTCGACCCAATTCTTTTCTATCACCATAGTATACTCCTACATCTAAATTACATGCCAGGAAATCATCTTCCGTTTGTGTAACCAAACTCTTATTGGGTACAATAGTTAGAGTAC